TAAGTAGCAAAAGGTAAGTCAGCCTTTGATCTGTTAGTTTTTAATGTTTCAAACTGAATTCTAGTTTTGCGCTTTAGTTCAGTCGTGTTCTCAAAGTGTTTGCTCACACCATTGATTTTGAGGTTAAACCCCGAACCTTCAGCAATAACATTGCCTACTTTTTGTTCACCGTCTGTCACGACCCAATATTGATCTTTAATAATAGGTTTTGCGATTAATATATTCATGTTGCTACTCCTTCATCTGTGTATCTATACCATCTATTCTCTGTGCTGTTCCAATGTCTTGTGTCCCGTAATGCAATACGCAGTTCGTAACCAAGTATGTTAAGGTTAAGTTCAGGACCAGCATGATCACTTCCGAACCAATTTAAACCAACATGAAATTCAAATAGGTTGTATCTATAGTTAAAGAATCCAATCTCAAATACTTTGTTCTTTGTAATCAGCCATTCACCTTGATAAAGGTCGCGCCACTCAGAACATTTGAATGGATTTTTAATACTAAGTCTAAAATCAATCATTTTTTACCTTTCTTCTTTTTGGGATTCATGTGTGGCGCGATATCGTTATCAAAAATATGTGCCATTGTTTGCCACAATCCCTTGCGTTCAAAATCTGTCATACCTGATAACCAAGGCGGATCGTCATGACTACGGTTCAATCCATAGTCATGACGATATGTGTAACACATTGATGTTATTATCTCTTCCCTTGTTTTCATTTATTTTTCTTTAGTCAATTCACACACTAACATGAAATGTTCGTATGCTTTTTTGACAGAAGGATTTTCCATCAATTGGTTAGCCTCTTCCATCATAGCCTTAACACCGGCTTCAGCGCAGTCATGAACACTAAGCCCGTATAGGGTACATAATTCATCACCCATTTCTTTAGCTAACTTAGCCCAAGCTTTTCGTTGTGCTTCTGTTATAGGTGTATGTTTTGGACGTAGTTCGCTTGCTTTACTGATAGCTTTACAGATAGCATCCTCTGCTACCCTACCTGCCGCAATCATCGCGGCATAGTTAGGATCAATATTGAACCTGCGACTAGTGCCTCCGGGATAAACCATAACCAAGTGAGTGCCTTTTGGAAAGCTATCCAAAAGGTCGCTATCATATTCTGCAACTGGAACATATTTGCGTCCTTCTTTAATGTAATAAATCTTTTTCATTTTGAAAATTCTTCCCAAAACAGTTCGGTATCTTTAACTGTAGCAAAAGGCTTGAGCCAACCCTTCTCCATACATGTAGCAATAATTAGTCTATACTCTCTAGGACATTCGTTACTTATTTCGACTCCTGCACGTGGTGCAATCTTGAAACCGTCTCTAAGTATAAACTTAGGATCACCCTTTTTGATGGTCCTCAGTGAAGATTTTGTAATTTCAATGTTCATTGAGTTGTCCTATGTATGGAGTATTAAGCCATTTAGCGTAAGCCTCAGCCTGCTCTGAGATTTTTGTCAGTTCATATTTGCCACAAAATCTCATGAAGTGAATGCCAACTTGCCCTACGTGTGCAACAGACAATTCGTCCTTGATACGGTGGTCAACCGCGTCTTTGATTTCTTGAGGTTGTGCAGTAAGGTCAATTAACATACGGTTACGTTGATACGCATCACGTACACAAATTTCATTGTCATTGTGATCCATCCACTTCTGCAACATGAAATTGTTCCACTTGAAGCCCTGATTATTGCGATCCTCAAATGCTTCTTTGATACCTACTTTGTTTTTGCTACCGACCTCACGCACACCTGGGTAAGCACTGAAAACGTTATCGCCACCGTCACCCCTAATGATCTTTTTGAATAGCAAATACTCGGGAGTATCCTCCATAAGTTTGGGCTTCTTCTCCTTAGTCAATACGGGTTTACCGTTATCTTTGAAGTATCCATTGAGGGTAATAAGTTCATTTGTGATGCCATTGTACTGGTGCACGTTTTCACTAATAAGCTGAACATAATCGGAATCAGAACTAACAATGTAATGCGTATCATCGGGATGTAAATGTGCAAATCGTGCGATGAGGTCGTCTGCCTCAGCACGTTCATGACGGAGAACACTGACGTTAGTTTTCTCACGAAGGAATGTAGTGAACTTATCGTAAGTATCCCAAAACATCTGGTTTTCTTCGATTTCTTCCTCAGTCTGGGAAAGAGTATCCACAATGCGGTTCTTTTTATACGGCTCGTAAACGTCTTTGCGCCATGAACGACCCTCCAAGCAGAATACAACGTGGTCAATCTTATGATTGCGAACGACCATATTCACACTTGCGAGGGTTAGATGCAATGCCATTGCTACTTTCTCCTCTGCTGTACTGTTACGTGATGCAACGTGACGGGCACGGAAGAAAGTATTAGCTGTGTCAATGAGTGCGTATTTCATGTGAGGGGAATGTATATAGTTAGACAAGTAACGCTAAGTATACTACTATTTAGATTATTTGTCAAGCCACATCTTCAAGATACTTATCCGGAAAGTTCTTGATACCGTCAACAACAGTTTTCATGTTGTATCGTGTAATGGGTAAGAATACTTGTTTTACCCTTTTCATTTTTAATGGATGACATTTGATCCTATCTTCAATCAAATCACGCACATAGTCGTGTGTAATCTGTGTGAACTTTGGATCAACATATTCACTTGGCTTGTGATTTCCTTGTGGATTTTCCAAGTAAGGGAATAGTTGTCGCATGATGTAACTTTCACAGTTCTTTACATGCTCGTCATAACCATCAATTGAAACGTATAGATAATGAACACATGGGTTCATGTTACCTTTATCATACGATAGCATCCTAGCCGAGGGATTCTTAGAAATCCCTGGCTTGACTTTACCGTATACTTCAGCAATATACAGAAACATGCTCATTTGAATTTTGCTTTCTGTGACGGAGTAAGTTGCTTGAACATGGTAGTGTTGTTCTCACAGTAGCGAGTGTACAGGCTCTTAGGAACATACTGATATGTACCGCCTGCCTTGAGATACAATTGCAACAACAAAACCAGTGATGCATCTTTAGGACAACCTGCAGGGCTGTCACCGAACGCATCTTCGTAGTACTTGGGATACAAAGCCTGAGTCAGATTCTTGAATTCGGGCCAACCACCTGCAACTTCCTTTACTAATGCGTTAATGTCACGCATGAATTCTTTGAAATCTTGTGTAGTAAAGTCCGCACCTTCCTTGATTAGCTTCTTACGCAGTTCTTGAAAAGGAAGCATTTCGATAGCATCAAGAGGTTCTTGGGGCCAGTAGTTATAGTGGTTCTCTCCAAAGAAACGAACATCATGCATATCTAATTTAGTTAGCAAGTTGCTGTGTACAAGCGCACCGGGCTTGAATCGATCAGGACTATCAGGGTGAACAGGGAACAACTTCCAAGATTCAAGTTCTGTTTGAATACGATTCGCAAGTTCATACTTTTCTTGTGTATCCTTAGTGGGACTATCTAGTCGCTTACCGAACACATGAATCTTGTGCATTTCAAAAGGAATGATAGGTAGCTTATCCAAGCCATTGATTCCCAAGAAGTGTTCACGTGCAAAACTGAAATCGCTAGTCTCAACAACTTGACAGTTTACTTCAATGTCTAACCAATCTTTAGGATCGATATCAGGGAACATGCCAAGCTTGGCACGTAATGCGATAGCAAGCACAGTATGCTGACCATCTGTAATATAACATGTATTACTCTTGGGCAACTTAATAACGTTGATAGTTGCAGGACGACGGCTGTCCCAAGTAGTGATGATTCGGATTAGGTGATCGAAATCGATTTTTCGTTGAACCGCAAGTGCTGACAATAGATGACGAATAGCAATTCGTTTCATCTTGGGCATTTGATTGTATCGTTGGGGTTTGCCTTTGCGGCTAGTCTTGAACTCTGCGGTTTCAAGTTTTTCTTTGAGTTGATTGAACTCCGGGCTCTCTGCAAACAACTTTGCCAAGTCTTCGATTCCATGAGAATCAACATATCCTGGTTGTTTGTCTAACTCATTAGTTGGTCGATCTGTGTCAGTGACTGGTTTAGAGTTAGGGACCCATGTGAATTTATAAGTAGGTGTTGCCATATTTTTCCTTTCTGTGTTAATGGCTGTGAAACAAATATTATTTGAAGCACAGTGCTATTATACACGAAATTGAAAAAGATGCAACCTTTTTTAACTAACTTCCGTGCGTCCGTCGCCCAAATCTCTAGTTCTAATTACCCGAACATCGTCACGTTTGGTGGGGTCTGCTTGCTCTTGTTCATAGACTTCTAGGGCCACATTGCGGCAAACTGTCTGAAACCATCGGTCCACGATAACCGTTTCAGCTTCATTGGGCTTGATAGAGTAACCTGCACGTACCAAATTAGCAATGAACTTCTCATTCCAATCTAGTTCAAATGCACCTGCATTAATATCATTAGGATTAAGGTCCATGCGAATTACATTAATGTATGGCTCACCTTTTTGTGTAGCTAACTCTTTTTCAGATAACTTAGGCTCTTGTTTAACCTCTTTGGGTTTACGTGGCTTTCGTTCTTTCTTTTGAGCAGGAGGAGGAGCAGGTGCTACCTCCTGCTTCTTAAACATAGTTTTTAACTTATCAAACATTAACATATTCCTCATATAGCTTGAAGCTGGCTAAGTTCTTAGCCTTTGACTCGCACATCATATCGAATTTATCGTAGAAGGTCATTGCCCAATCGTTCACAGCTTCGTTCCAATAGTAATCACTATGTGCCCGAAGTTTCTGCTTACTGTGTCCTGATTCAATCAACGCACCATGATTGGGTAACTGTGATCCGGAATGGCCGACGAGTATATCTTCGCGGCTAACACTGTAATGGAGAGTAGGGCGAACACCACGCCAACTATCAATAACCTGTTTAACAAGGTCGTCATTATGGGAAATATAATTTCCCTCACGAATCCAATTGTGATGGATGTCCATGACCGTAGGTACGAGGTCAGATAATGATAAGCAGTCAGATAGTCCATGTGTGTATTCCTCATTCTCTAGTGTAAGTGTGTTTCGTGCCTCGGGGCTAAGTCTACCAAACACATCTCTGATACCCTGAGGACCTTTACGACCACTGATGTGAACGTTGATCTTCATGTCCTGAAACGTCTTGCCATAGCCCATAAATCTAGCCATGCTAGCATGATATTCGAATTCTTCAATACTCTTATTTACTACTTCTTCACGGTCACTCGCTAAAACTACAAACTGATCGGGGTGAAACGACAAACGAACATTGTTTTGTCGTGCAGTCTCGCCGATGGGTGCCATCCAACGTTCAAGACTAGATTGAATGTCAGGTTGATGCCAAAAGTCTTTGTAGTCATCATGGGTGTAGAAGCTGAACATGTCACTAGTGATACGCAACATACGCAGTGGTTCGGGTAGAGCGGCTACCTTTTTGACTAGTGCGTGTGTATTGAGAATGTTGGTCTTTGCAACATCAATGATTTTTTCCTCAACCTTAGAACGATTATTGCGCTTTGCCCAAGCCATTGTAGTGCCGCCTGTATTGAGGCCCTCTGTACTGGCAATCTCGCCTTTCTTGTTGATTTCAGCCCATTTGCAAGCAAAGCCGATGCGTTTAGTAGTAATGTTGAAAGAGTGCATAAGAAGTCCAGAATGATAAATATTAGATAGTATACAATAAGTCGTATTTATTGTCAAATTTTACGGAAACCAGCATGAAAATCAAACATTTAATGGAAGGCGCAGAGCCAAAATTAGCAGGAGCACCAGAGGGTATCCAAATTATGACACCTCAGCAATTCGTTGCTAGTGCAGGTGATATGCCCGGTGAAGAATCAGAAGAAGGTGTGGCGGAGGGCGTTAGAGATTTAGGATATGATGCACAATCTCTTATTATGAAGCTACGCCGAGATGTAGAAGAAAAAAGATTACAACCTACTCCACAAGCAGTATTAGCAGCCGCAAGAGAATTAGCAGGTGATATGGAGTTTGCTCCTCAACTGTTAGTAAAACAAGTATTAGGACAAGGTGTGGCGGAAGGCTCTGAAAAAGCAGAAAAATACAAGGCACATTTGCTAAAGACAGCGCCACGGATAATGGACTTTTTAGCCAAGACTGTTAAAGGATGGCGTCCCAGCGAACAAGAAATGTTGGGTGCTATTGATACTGCCTATACAGTTATGAAACATACTGGCGATGTTAAACAAGCAGGCAAGGCCATGATGGATGAGTTGAATACTCTACACAGAATGAGTCAGGGCCAGCAAGGTGTGGCAGAAGATACATTAGAAGAAGATGAATATGATAAAATGCTAAGAGATTTGTTGAAGGCAAGACCTGACTTGACTAAAAAATATGCCAAAGATGTTCAAAAGTCAAAAGATATTGAAAGTGGCAAAGAGTTAAACAAACTTGTTAAAAAGAATCCTGGTGTATTGAAAACATACAGTGATGCTGTAAAGAGAGATAAGAAACTAGGTGTGGCGGAAGGTCTAGAACAATTAAACAGAATTCGTAAACTATCTGGCTTAGCTGAAGCTACAACATTACCAGCACAAACACGTGATTTGGGTAGCGATGAATTTCAAGACTATATGAAGCGTATCGTTGGTACACCTGATGTTGACAAACAAGGTAATGTTAAGACTGATAAGAAGGGCAATGAAAAGTATGTCTCTGGTAAAACAAAAACAGACAGATATAAAATGCCTTATATCCATCGTAGTAGTGTAATTGAATACCTAGGTCCTGATGGAGAGACATACGATGAAGATAAGATTAAGCAATCATTAGCACAACGTCCTAAAAATTTGCTAAAGCAAAACGAAAAGATGAAGCACAGTAACGGAGAGTTTGAACAATTCTTCAACGTTGGCTTTGCCGCATTAACAGGTATCGCATTAGATGAAGATACAAACAAACTAATCATTGTAAACACATGTCCAGGCGCTGGTTCATGTAAAGTAGATTGTTTCGCTATGAAGGGTGGCAAAGTTCAGTTCAAGGCTGCTTGGCTAAGTGATGGTAGAATCTTAACATATCTATTGAACGACCCAGATGGTTTCTTCAATCAACTAAGTGCTGAAATTTCTAAAGAAGAGGCCGCAGGACAAAAGGGCGATAAGAAGTTTCCTAAGGGTTGGCAAACTACTATTCGCTGGCACGATGCCGGTGACTTCTTTAGTCCAGAATACTTAGACATGGCACTGAAAATGGCTGCAAAGCATCCTGATACAAAATTCTATGCTTATACAAAGATGGCGGCGGCCGCATTAGCACAGAAGCCACCTAACTTCATTATCAACTGGAGTGAAGGTGCTAACACAAGTCAAGAGAAACAAGTTAAAGCTACAGACGCTAACTTAGATACAACCAAGAACAGTCGTATTGTTCCTGATGAAATATTCCAAGATTTGTTAGTTAAGGACGAAAAGAAAAACTTAGTTAAGGGAGAACAAGGCCAGTGGCAAGTACAACCTGACAAGTTACCTGAACTAAAACAACGTCTTGCTAAAGAGTATGGATTAAGTAGTAATAGTATTCTAAACTACGATGAGTACATGGCTAAACGCAAATCAATACCTGCCGGTATGAAGTACAATGTTATCGTTGCCCCAGGTGAAGGTGATATCAGTGCTAACGATCCCAACATTATATCTACATTACTATTGAAACACTAATGAGAGCTACTGAATTTATATCAGAACGTAGAAAATCTAGAAAAAAATCTAGAAAAATTCGCAGGGTAAGCGGATATTATTTTCCTGGTTATGGATACTACGGAGGTAGTGGAGACTCCGGTGAAGGCGGTGGAGACGGCGGTGGCGGAGAATCACAGTCAAACATGGCGGAAACTACCCATACACAATTGTGGCATGGAACATCTGAGCCAGTTGATGTTATTCAACAGCAAGGTTTAAGAGGTGGTAGACACCATGCAGTATTTTTAACAGATAACCCTGACTTAGCATTAGAATATGCTGTGTCAGATCAAGAAAGAACTGGTAATGATTATGTAACATTAATCACAATTGATGTAAATAAATTAGACCATAAAAAACTTGCAGGAGATTTGGATCATACTACAGTTGACAATTGGATTGACAGTTTAAAAGAAACAGACCAATGTATGTATTTGGGTGATATATTACCTAGTATGATTATACAAGT